TCAACGCAAGCCACCCCTTGATCTCTGGCGGAACCAACAGCAACACCCCCACCACCCAAGTTGATTTGAACGAGACTTCTTTGGAAGCCGCCGTTATTCAAATCGCCGCTTGGACTGATGAGCGTGGCTTGTTGATCGCCGCTAAGCCCAAGAAAATGATTGTGCCTCCAGCACTCATGTTCGTTGCCAAGCGTTTGCTTGACACTGAACTGCGTGTTTCCACTGCTGATAACGACATCAACGCTATCAAACAGATGGGCGCAATCCCCGAAGGTTACGCTGTCAATCACTTCTTGACAGACACCAACGCTTGGTTCCTGACAACTGACGTGCCTAACGGTCTGAAGCACTTCGTTCGTACCCCGCTGTCTAACAGCATGGACGGCGACTTCGACACCGGCAACGTCCGTTATAAAGCTCGCGAGCGTTACAGCTTCGGTTGGTCTGACCCATTGGGTATGTGGGGTTCTTCAGGTTCGTCCTGATAAACCGAGAAAGGGGCCTTGTGCCCCTTTTTCTTTTGGTGTATATTGAACACATTCCGGGGTTATCCGGTGTTCTGACAGTCCCGGCTGACGACATGCAGACAGAACACCCTCACTTGCATGTAAGGAACAATCATGGCAAATACCACGTTCTCCGGCCCAGTCATATCACAAAATGGCTTTATCTCCGGAACAGCTTCCAGTCCTATCGTTGAGACTGCCGCTGGCAATATATCCGAGTCATACGCTACAACTTCTGCCGCTACTGGCGATACACGGTTGTCTTATGGCCGCTTGGAATTTACTTCTACCGGCTCTGGCGAAACCATTCGCGCACTGACGCGAGTCACAGGTGCTGGCGCAGCTACTGGCGGTACTGTCAACGGCGCTCACGTTAGCTTGAGCATCAACGGTTCTGGCACTATTTCTGGTGCGGGTAACGCTCTTCGCGCCACTCTGGGTGGTTCTTCTACCAACCCCGGCGGCACAATTGCAGCTATCCAAGCTGATTCTGACTTTGCTTCTGGCGGCACTTGGACAAATGCTTCGTTCATCCGCTTCACAAACAGCGGCACAGGCACTGTTGCAAACTTGTTCAACATCCCCGCAGCTTTGTTTGTAACAAGCACTGCCACCGTTGCCAAGACTTTGAGAGTTGTGGCATCAGACGGTACGCCCTATTTCATCATGTGTTCTAGCGCGGCTTAATATGCAGATCACCAAGGAATTCTTGGAGTCTGAGATTCGTAGCCTAGAGACTGAGGCAAATAAGGCAAACGCCTTTTTAATTCAGGCTCAGGCCACGATCCAAGCGTACAAGATGCTCATAAACAGGCTAGAAGCACCAGAACCGGAGCAACAAAATGACGATGCAATATGATGTTAAGTCGCAACATGCGGCTACTTCTGGCCTGATGGTTCCGTACCGAACTCGTTTGAAGGGGGCTGTAATATTTCCTTTCAGCGGTGCTACGGGTTATTCAGCTTTTGTTGAGAATACCTCGATAGCCGGTACATACACACGCGCCACAACCACCGCAACTGTGACCGCAACAGACCACGGTTTGTCTACAGGCCAATGGGTGTACTTGGACTGGGATTTGACGGATAACCCATACCAAGTGACCGTGACAAACTCCAACGTCTTCACGGTAACTGTAGCAAACAGCGGCGCAGCAAGCGGTAACGTGACTGTGTACAACAAGATGTTGCTTCAGGCTGACGCCTCAAACGCTACGGCGTTTACGATGGTGATTCCCGGGGAAGGTATTTTGGCGAATCAAGGCATTCGCGTGTTTTTGGCGGCGGATATTCATTGCACAATTTTCTATGGCTAAGTCACCAGCATGGCAACGCAAAGAAGGGAAGTCCGAGAAGGGCGGTTTGAACGCCAAAGGTCGGGCTTCCTACAACGCAGCAAATCCCGGGAAGCCGGGGTTGAAGCGTCCTCAACCCGAGGGCGGCAGCAGGCGAGACTCTTTTTGCGCCCGTATGAAGGGGATGAAAGCGAAACTTACGAGCGCCGAGACCGCACGCGATCCGGATTCGAGGATTAACAAGTCCTTGAGAGCTTGGAACTGCGCTGATGGTGGATACGTAACACAGGCTGACGGCTGCGCCACCCAAGGCAAAACGAGGGGTAGGTTTGTATGAACCAACAAGATCAAGAAACTGTTAAGCACATGATTGACGGTGCTTCTATCCTCACCGTCATAGGAACTCTTGTGGAATTCTTACCTGCCGTATCTGCGGTTCTCAGTATTATTTGGGTCGCTATTCGTATCTACGAAACTGACACTGTGCAGAAACTTGTTAACCGCAAGAAAGACGAAGATGCCAGCAACGAGTGAAAAACAAAAGAAATTCATGGATGCTGTGGCCCATAACCCAGCATTTGCAAAGAAAGTTAAAGTACCTAAAGCCGTAGGCAAGGACTTCAGCGAAGCAAGTAAGGGTATGAAATTCGGGAAGGACAGATCGGTTTCAACCCGGGCTGACCGTCAAGTGGTAAACAGGCCAAAAACCAATCAAGGTAAGGCTGAACTTTTTAAAAAGGGTGGCGAGATGAAAGAATCTAAAGCAATGGTCAAAAAAGAAGTGTCCTTCATGAAATCCAAAGGCGCACCCAAGTCTATGGTTAAACACGAAATGAAGGAAGCTGGCATGAAGAAAATGGCTGGCGGCGGTGCTATCACTAAGGCCAAGATGGGCGCAGTTCCTTCCGGCGGCAACAAAGGTAAAGGCGAGCACGCTATTCAAAAGAGCGGTATCTCCAAAGGTACTACGGTCAAAATGTCTGGCTCTAAACCTCTGGGCATGAAAAACGGCGGCATGTCAAAAGGCAAGTGCTGATTTAAGGAGCCGATCATGGCAAAGAAAAATTTAGGCAGGTTAGCGGGTCTTGCTGCTCTTGCGGGCGCAGCGTACATGGCGTCCAAAGGCAAGGACAAAGATGACGCGGGCGACCAAAAGACCAGTTCTTACACCGGCGACACTAAAAAAGTCGAAGATAAGGAAGAGCCACGTCGTCAAATTACTGACTACATGAAAAAGTCTGACGGCGACAGTAAACCAATTACTGAGGCCGACGTTGTCATGCCTGAGAAGGCAGCGCCTGCGGCCCCTAAAAAACCCACGCCTCCTCGCGCTCCTACTACCGACAAGACCGCCCCCCGTGGCGATTCTTCTCGCGTTAATTTGGAAGCCGGTATGAGCCGTGGCACACGTTCTGTACCCAATAACAACTACAGTAACGAAGGTCGTTCTTCCGCAAAGCCACCAAGCACGATGTCTTCTTCCGCAGAAGGTATGAAAAACTACAAGCCGCGCCGTGCGCCAGCAGCAGCCCCGTTTAAGGGTGGCCAACCCGGATACGACGAAGCTGGCAATTTCTTGGGTGGCCGTCGTGGTTACGACGAAGCTGGCAACCCCATGAAAAAGGGTGGCAAAGTCAAGAAGATGGCTTCTGGCGGCATGACCGCATCAAGTCGCGCAGATGGCATTGCCTCTCGCGGCAAAACCAAATGCAAGATGTATTGAGGTTAATCATGACTGAAGACGACAAAAAAGCTGCGAAGTACCGCAAAGAAGCCAAAATTGGCGGTACTGATGCGCCTGCCCCTCCTGAAATCCTGCAAGAGATTGCAGACAAGAAAGCTGCTGCCAAAGCTGCTGAAGCGCCCACCACCAAAAAGGATATGGGCAAGAAGTTTGCCGCAGGTGGTTCCGCTTCTAGTCGCGCAGATGGTATTGCCCAGCGCGGCAAAACTCGCGGGACGATCATCCGATGATGGCGAGTCGTGGCATGGGCGCAATCCGAGCATCTAAGATGCCCGGTAGGAAAGTCGTTCGTCGCACCGATAAACCACAGGATGTAGATATGTATGCAGAAGGTGGCAAAGTAAACGCCGCCGGAAACTACACCAAGCCCGGCCTGCGCAAGCGGATCGTGTCTCAGGTCAAGGCGGCGGCGACTCACGGTACTGGAGCTGGCCAGTGGTCAGCCCGTAAAGCACAACTTGTTGCCAAAAAGTACAAGGCAGCAGGCGGGGGTTACCGAGATTGAAAGCGCCGCAGACTTCCCTTAAAAATTGGGGCGACCAAAAATGGAGAACCAAAAGTGGTAAAAAATCTTCTGAAACAGGTGAGCGATACCTTCCTGAAGCTGCGATCAAAGCTCTCAGTTCTTCTGAGTACGCTGCGACAACGCGTGCAAAAAGAGCAGGTAAAAAAGCCGGAAAACAATTCGTGAAACAACCGCCCAAAGTGGCGAAGAAAACGGCAGGATTTAGATAATGGCAACCACCTCTGGACAAACCGGTTTCAATCTAGACCTCACCGACTTGGTGGAGGAAGCGTTTGAACGCGCCGGGGGTGAGTTACGTACTGGGTATGACTTACGTACTGCTCGTCGCAGTTTGAACATCATGTTCGCTGACTGGGCAAATCGTGGTATCAACCTCTGGACAATTGAGACAGGTACGATTGACTTCGTGCAGGGGCAAAACACTTACGCCCTGCCTGATGACACCATCGACTTACTTGAGCACGTCATTCGTACCGGTGGCAACATAGCTTCGACTCAATCCGACCTGACTATTACTCGGATTAGTGTTTCTACCTATGCCACAATCCCCAACAAAATTACCCAAGCCAGACCTATTCAGGTTTGGATTCAACGATATAACGGGCAAACTTCACCCACAGGGTTAACCCTAAACGGGGCTATCACAGCCACTTCCACCCAAATAACTTTAAATTCTGCTGTTGGTTTACCCGCCGCTGGGTTCATCAAGATTGATAACGAGATTATCAATTATGGGTATATCGACGGAAATGTGCTTTATAACTGTTTCCGTGGGCAGCAAAACACAACTGCCGTAAGTCATACAAGCACAACCGCCGTGTACTGGCAGCAAGTCCCCGCAATTACTGTTTGGCCAACTCCAGACAACGCACAGCAATACCAATTTGTGTATTGGCGTCTACGCCGCACTCAAGACGCAGGTGGCGGTGTCAACATCATGGATGTGCCTTTCAGATTCCTGCCTTGTATGGCGGCTGGATTGGCGTATTACGTAGCTGGGAAAATCCCCCAAGGCGCTGAGCGCCTACAGTTTCTGAAGGCTCAGTATGACGAGGCTTGGGAGCTGGCTGCGTA